AGCTTCTTTAGGCACAGCATTAGTAGACGCAGAAGCTAACGTCACCCTTACAGGCGTATCATCAACCTGTTCAACAGGAACACCAGTCATACAACCTGACTGTAATGTTTCGCCTACAGGATTAGCAGCTACAGGTTCAGTTGGAACACCAACACTCGATGCAGAAGCTAATGTATCTATTACAGGATTAGGAGCGACCAGTGCTTTAGGTACTGTTATCATCCATGAAAACGAAGTTATAGAAGTAACTGGTTTTGGTTTGACAGCCAGTGTTGGTGCTGTTTCTACAGTAGCAAAAGCGAATGTAGTTCCAGAAGGACAAAGTGCTACAGCTGATGTAGGCATAATATTTGTATATGGACAGCTTGATACAAGTCAAACACCGAATTACTCAGATGTTGCTACAAGTCAAACTCCAACATATACTACAATAACAGGTGGTCGTGACGCTGCTTAAATGAACACACGATTTACAGAGGAATAATAAATGGCAAGTACATATGTAAATGATCTCAGACTAAATGAGATGGCGACTGGTGATGAGTCAGGAAATTGGGGCGTTGTGACGAATTTGAATCTTGAGTTGATTGGTGAAGCCTTAGGATTTGGTACAGAAGCAATAACCACCAACGCAGATACACATACCACTACAGTTGCAGATGGAGCAGCTGACCCCGGTAGAGCTATGTATCTTAAATATACAGGCACATTAGATTCAGCTTGTACGATTACAATTGCACCTAACACTATAAGTAGGATGCACTTTATTGAGAATGGAACGACAGGTTCTCAAAACATAATAATTTCACAAGGTACTGGTGCAAACATAACCATACCAGCTGGCGATACTAAAGCAGTTTACCTAGATGGAGCTGGTAGTGGAGCAGCAGTAGTAGACGCTTTTGCTAGTCTTTCTACAGTAGACCTAAAAGTACAAGACGATTTAACAGTTACAGATGATCTTATAGTTGGTGGTGATATAGACCTAGAAGGTGCTATAGATGTAAATGGTACTACTAACTTAGACGTAGTAGATATAGATGGTGCTGTTGATATGGCTTCTACACTACAAGTAGATGGTGTAGCTACTTTTAATGGTAGAGATAATCATAGTGGTGGTATTACTATTGCCAATGCAGGACAAATTGGTTCAGTTGGAGATACAGATGCAATAGCAATCGCAAGTGATGGTGTTGTTACTCTCACACAAAAATTAGTAGGTACTGAATTAGATATTTCAGGAAATGTAGATGTAGACGGAACTACAGAAACAGATGTTCTAACGATTAATGGTTCGCAATTAAATTACAAAGCATTTGGTACTTCATCAATTATGTTTGGTGATAATGCTACAGGAACTATAGATGCTGCTAATTATAATACAGGTGTAGGTGTAGATGTCTTTGCAGCTTTGACTACTGGTGATGAGAATACGTCAATAGGGTTCGCAGCACTTGGTGCTCTTTCAACAGGAGAAAAAAATGTTGCCGTGGGTCATCGTGCTGGAGCATCTATAGATACAGGAGTTAGAAATGTACTTATAGGTGATGATGCTGGAGACGCTTTAACATCTGCTGGTTCTAACGTAGCAATAGGCTATCAAGCATTAGGTGCTGATACACTTGGACAACATAACGTAGCATTAGGGCAAGATGCTTTATCTACTCAAAACTTTACTACTGCAACTAATGTTTACAATACAGCTATTGGTAGTGCTGCTTTAGCTTCAAACACCACTGGAGTTTATAACACAGCGGTGGGTGGTATTGCCTTGTCAGCAAACCAAGCTGGTCAAAAACATACTGCTTTAGGATATGGTGCTTTACAAGATCAAACAGGTGGTGAAGAAAATACAGCAGTAGGTTATTTAGCTGGAGAAAATATTACGACAGGGAGTGGTTGTGTAGCAGTAGGACAAGAAGCATTAAAAACACTTCAAACTGGAAACTTTAATGTAGCCATAGGCAGAGAATCTTTACTTAGTGTCAATGGTGCAGCCGACAATGTTGCTATGGGTAAAGCAGCTGGAGAAAATATTACAACAGGTGCTGCAAATACACTTATCGGTAAAGGAGCGGGTGCTGCTAATGTTACAGGCTCTAATAATATATATATAGGAAAGGATTCTACATCAGCTAGTTCTGCTCCTTCTCATGTAATAATTATAGGAACTGTAGCTACAGCATTAAACGAAAATAATCAATTTGCATTTGGTAATGACACACATGGTATTGTTCATAATAACTTTGATACAAATGCTTCTTGGACTAGAACATCTGATGAAAGAAAGAAAACAAACATTCAAGAAGATACCTTGGGTTTAAGTTTTGTAAACAAATTAAAACCTGTGACATTTAACTGGAAACCTAGCAACGAACTGCCAAAGGAGTTTAGAGATTATGCAGAGGAAAATGTCAAAAATACGGATATTGTTTTACACGGCATGCTTGCACAAGACGTTAAAAAAGCGTTAGATGAAGAAGAAGTAAATACGTTTGGAGGTTGGATGGAAGACGACACAGGAGCGCAAAGACTTTCTCAAGAAATGTTTATTTATCCACTTATAAACGCAGTAAAAGAATTATCATCAGAAGTTGATAAACTTAAAAAGAAACTTAATTAAGAGTAAAAAATGGCAGTAACAAAAACAATAGTAAAATGTACTCCATACATCAACAGCAATAGCAAAGTTGATCAATGGGATATAGAAATGACGTATGAAAACGATAGCGAAGGTGATGCTACCTACTATAAATCAAAGTTTTCTACTTCAGTAAAACAAAAAGATACTGATGTAGATGGTAATGTAATAGCAACTAACTTTACACTTAAAGCTAAAAGTAGTTGGAGTAACGCTGATTTAGTAGCTATCTGTCCTTTATCGCATTGGGATACAATATTTGCTAGTCAATTAGATAGTGTTATTACTAACCCACCAGCAGTAAGCACACCTGATAACGAGTTTAACGTACCTAGTTAATGGCAGAAGTTACAGTACATAATATGCCCTCTGTTTACGTTATGGAAACAGAAATGCCTATAAGTATGGTGAATGACTTAAACGATTACCTTGATGAATATAAAGAAGACCAAGATAAAAAATCTTTAGCGTATACTTTAGTAGGGCAAATATCACAAGGCGAACAACTGCTAATGGATAATGAAGACTCCAGAGTAAAAGAATATTCTGAGTTTATATGTAGTCTAGGTGCTGATTATGTTAATTTCTTTTTTAACAACACAGGCACTAAACTACAGAACCCAAAAGCTGTAGCTATAGATGAAACTTGGTCAGTACATAGTTACGAAGGCGATTACAATCCTATACACGATCATGGCACTAAAACCATTATGGGTATCTCTACGACTGGTTGGACTAAAGTTCCACAACAGATACTAGATCAGCCTACTGCTGGTTCACCTCAATACTCTCTATATCAATCATCTGGTAATTGTGATGGATATATAGCTTTTCAGTATGGTCGTAACGAATTAATGAATACAGATAGACTAAGACCACCACAGTCTTTCATAATGAAGCCAGAGGTAGGAAAACTATTAGTATTTCCTTCTTGGTTACAACACATGGTATATCCTTTCAAGGGAGATGGGGAAAGAAGAACTGTTGCTTCTAACCTTAATTGCTGGGATGTAACTGAACAACCAACAGAAACAGGAGAAGAAAATGGAAATGTTAATTAACGCAATTAGCTGGATTACAATAATAGTAACAGTTGCTAGTTTAGTGGCTGCATCTACACCAACACCTAAAGATGATATATGGATAGGTAAACTGTATAAGTTTATTGATCTATTGGCACTTAATATAGGTAAAGCTAAAGAAAAATGAATTGGTTAAAAAAAATGTGGCAAGATGTCAGAGGTGTAGAAAGTAAAACTGTCAGAGCTAGAACAGAAGAAGGACAGTTTGTTGCTGACGATAAATCTACTCCTGACGTTAATGAGGCTTACACTACAGTCGAAGTAAAAAAGAAAAAAGGCAGACCCAAGAAAAAATAATGGAAACCGCAAAAGACGCACTACATCAAATTAGCTCACACGAAAAAGAGTGTGCTATACGTTATCAAAATATAGAAAAACGTCTTGATGAAGGGTCAGAAAAGTTTAAAAAATTAGAGAATATGCTCTGGGGTGTTTACCCATTCATGGTAGGAGCTATTGTTCTCACAAAGTTTTTATAGATGGAAGAAGAAGTCAAAATCGAACCAACTATAAAAAAGAAGCTAGAGCTTGATATTGACGTTTCACCCAACTATTTATCAGTCAATCCATTTCAAAAATGGATACATCTAGCTAAAACAGTAGACGCTTGGCGAATTTTCCCTAGAGCGTTTGTCAGCGTCTACATCCTACTACTATATAAAGTAGTCACTTGGTTTATGACCATACCTGAACCCAACCTAGAACAATCTGCTTTAGTGTCAGTTGTTGTAGGAGCAATGGCAGCTGTTTTCGGTATCTACGCTGGCACATCAGGACAAAGTAAAAAGTTTAAAGGCGAGGATTAATCTTGGAAGCGTTCAATCTGATCGCTGAATTAGGTTTGCCCATAGCTGGTGCTTTAATCATGGCTTACTTTATATTCTTGGTTATGAAACAGCTCATGGATGGTTTGATTAGCGAAATCAAAACTGTCCAAGGAATTACCAAAATGCTCATCACCAGAGCTTCTATTATGAATAATGATATGATTCGTATAGACACAAGTGTTTCTAGTGCTCTTAATCTGCCACCAGACTTAGACAGAATAGCTAGAGCTGAGAACTTTGTAGAGGATGGCAAAATAGATGCCAGAAGAGATTAATGGATATAGTAAAGATAATATCAGAATTTGGTTTTCCAGTAGTCATGGTAGTTGGACTGGGTTACTTTGTTTACTTTGTATGGCAAACCATTACCAACAAGATCGACCCAGCTGTACAAGACATGAAAGGCACAATCATACGTTTGACAGATCAGCTGAGGCTACTTGACCAAGATATGATTAGATTACAGAGTAAAGTGAACACAGTTATTGAGGTGAAGGAACAAGATGAAAAATCTAAAAAGACCTGATGAATTACTGCTGATAGCTTCCATGATCATTGTCATGTTTGTGGTTTTATCTGTACAAGCAGATGAAATGACACACAAGTTTAAGAACCCTAGTTTTTCAGGTGTTGGCACATCTAGTCATTACTTAACCATAGAGAACCAAGAGTTTAATAGGAAAGAAGCCCTACGAGAAGAGCTCAGAGCATATACAGAAGACCTAGAAAGAGAAGCAGAGAACACAACATTAGCCCGGTTCATACGAAATTTGGAATCACGCATCTATGCCCAGCTTTCAAGACAATTAGTAGATAGCCTATTTGGTGAGACAGCTTCTGATTTTGGTACTTTAGAATTAGAAGGAAACACCATAGAATACAGAGTAGAAGACGATAAGGTAACATTAATAATTACAGATGAAGAAGGCAATACAACAGAAATTACTGTACCTCTTGGTTCTTTCACTTTCTAGTTGTGCGTTAATTGTAGACCCATTACACAACGGAATACCACCCATAAGAAGTATTGAGTCAGCAGAAGTTGGTGCTCTATTGACCAACTTAGCAGAAGTACCTATACCCATACGAAAACCAGTAGTAGCTGTATATCCTAACTCTTTTAAAGACAATACAGGACAACGCAGAAGCAACAGTCAATACGCAAGTTTTAGTACAGCAAATACACAGTCACCTGATGCTTACCGAATAAGAGCATTAAAACATTCCACTGTATTTAACGTAGTTGAACGTAAAGGTTTAGATAATCTTACTAAAGAACGCCAAATTATCAGGTCAACTCGTGAAAGCTTTGACGAAAAACAAAAAGTAAAACCTTTATTGTTTGCTGGAATACTAATGGAAGGTGGTGTTGTAGGTTATGAAACCAATGTTAAGTCAGGTGGTTCTGGAGCAAGATACTTAGGTATAGGTGGCTCTAAAGAATATAGGCAAGACTCTGTGACTATATCTTTACGCACAGTATCAGTTAGTACAGGTGAAATATTAATCGAAGTATTAGTAACTAAATCAATTCTTAGTGCTTCTATAACACAAGACGTATTTAGGTTCTACAACAACAATACCGAATTAGTTGAAATTGAGAGTGGTATAGTAGAGAATGAGTCAATAAACATTGCTTTACAGATGGCAGTAGAGACAGCGGTTTTAAAAACAATAGAGGAGGGCTATGCAGAAGGCTATTGGCAAAAAGATGAAAAGATTAATATTGATGAGCCTAGTTGCGATGACGAGTGTATCGCTTCTATACGCGGCTGACAACGAAATATTTATAGATCAGTCAGGTGCTACATCTAACTTGGATATAGAACAAGTGGGTGGTAGCGGTAATATAATTGGTGGAGCAGACGCTTCTGCTGGTTC